ATCCAGGATCAAAATTAAAAACTGCCGTAACAGGCAAAGTTAAAGCAGGATCAAAAGCTGCGAAAAGAAGAAAATCTTTTTGCGCTAGATCAGCAGGACAAATGAAACAATTTTCAAAAGCTGCTGCAGATCCTAATTCAAGATTAAGACAGGCTAGAAGGAGGTGGAAGTGTTAAGACCTTTTGAAACAGGACAAATTATTCAAGCAGATAAAAGAGATCCTTTTGCACAAATAGGTCTAGGGCAGTCATTAGGTGCACCTCAAGCAAATAATTCAACACCATTTTTAGGAAGACCTGTTTTAAGTCAAACATCTCAACTTTCTCAATTAAATCAACCCACTACACAAATGCCTTCATCACCTGTAGGACAACCTATTCAATCAGCAGGAGGTTTTACATTAGCAGGAATGGCTCAACAACCAATGCAAAATCCTCTTGGGGGAGGTTTAAGCTCTTTAAACCAACAACCTTTTGGAATGACTCAACAACCACAACAAATGAATGGTGGATTAAAAGGACTTTTGGATAGTTATATAGGAAATTATATTAATAATTATTTTACGAATGCTTTAAGGTAGTGTCTAATGGCCTACTTGAATGCTAACATACCACCTATATACTGCAAAAAGAAGAAAAAGTTATTGCGCAAGATCACTAGGTCAGTTAAAAAGGTCTAGTGAAAAAACAAGAAACGATCCAAATTCAAGAATTAGACAAGCAAGAAGAAGATGGAAATGTTAAGTTTTTGGTTCAACCTCTTTTCACACCAAGTTTTATACTTTTTAAAAAAATAAATTTAAATCATTTAAAAATTTTAAATGAATTAAAAAATTTATCATTTAATTCAACAAATAATGAAAATGATGAAAATAATTCTGAAATTTCAAACAGCATAAAAGTTTTAGAAGAAATATCTGAAGGAAATGAAATAAAAAAAGTTTTTAAAAATTGTTTTGATTTTGGTATTAGATCAATTTGGAGATACAATATAGATCATCAAATAATAAATTCTTGGGCCACTAGAGCTTTTCCGAAAACAAAGAATGAATACCATAACCATAAAAATTTTTGGTTATCCGCTGTTTATTACCCATGTAATGAAAGAAATTTTAAAATAAAGTTTTTATCAGATAGAAAAGATTTGGGTAGTTTTGAAATTCCTGTCTATGACAATAATATCTATAATGGTCGTTCATGGGAATATACTGTAGAACAAGGAGACTTAATTTTATTTAATGCATCGTTATACCATAAGATTGTTAAAAATATTACGCCCACTGTAAGATATTCTCTTGCTATGAATATTTTACCTAAAGGGAAGATAGGCTTTAAGGATGGCACTCTTGTGCTATAATATTTATTATGGCCTACTTGAATGCTAACATACCACCTATATACTGCAAAATAAGAAAGGAATATTTATATGATCTTAAAGAACATCACGGAGAAAGCGAAGACTGTGTTATCTTCGGTCTCACAAGCATATCAGGGCGTGCGCTCTTATTTAATATCATGTTACCTAATGGTGCGTGCTTTTGGCGTTTGCCTATCTCAGCGTTTTTCCAAAAATCGTATGACAGAGCCGATGTGCCGAATATGCAGACGCACGAATTACAATTGTGGAATTGTTTTAGTTATTGGCCTAGCGTTCATTGCTTTGATTGGTTGGATGGTTTAAACGGTAAATTTTTAGGATTAGATAAAAAGTTTTATCATGGAAAATATTTATTCACAATTGATTGGGGTCATCCAGAAACTAACATCTTGGATGTTGAACATTCTGAAATACCTCAAGAGCATAAGTGTGCACATATATTGGAGCTTGATAATGGTAATTACGCAGCTCAGCCTAATAATCGCATTCTGTGGCATGTTAATTCATACACTACTGATAACAGCTGGCCTGACTATAGAGTCCAAAATACTTATTGGGATGCGGAAGATAACGATATGGTTACAGAAGATAGCGATAAAATGTTTTATGAAATGGAAAAGAAATGATAGATAAATTTATGTATAAATTTTTTGCTGCTATTGACGAGGGCTTTGCTTGGGTGGATAATAGTGTTGTTGCAATTTCATTAAAGTGGAGGAAAATAAAGATGTGGAAATTTATTAAAAAACTTTGGAAAAGATACGTTAATTGGTTATGGAGTTAAATATGAAAAAATGTAAACAATGTGATAAAGAATTTCAACCAAAAGATGAACTAGATCAATTCTGTAGTCAGGATTGTAAAGAGGAGGCCTTAGCTGAATTAGATTCTGGTTCAGATGAGTGCCTGTCATGTCAATAAAAATTGATGACAATACAAGTATCGGTCTTCCGTTACGTAATTTAATAGGACTGGTTGCAGCTGTAGTTGTAGGTGCATGGTTTGCATTTGGTGTTATCGAAAGACTCAATGCATTAGAGACAGCTAATAAATTATTTGAACAAGATTTATTAGAAGCATCAGCTCAGAAACCCATAGATCAGGAACAATTCATGTTGTTGGAACATATAGCAGAAGGTCTTGAAAAATTAACTGAACGTGTTGATGGTATGATGAATAACAGAGTTAATATCGAAAGATTACAAATGGATGTAGAGAGATTAAGAATAGATACAGAAAAATTAAAAGACAGCGTAAGAGCTAATATTGGAAAATTAAATGGAAATCACTAATGGTACAAACAGTTATTGCACTTTGTTTATTTATGGCAGGAGAATTAGTTGAACATAGGATTCAACCTGATATATCTACATGTTTAAAAATGAAAAGAGAAGCATCTAGGAATATGGATATGGGTAATAAACGTTTTATGTGTGGAGAAGTAGAAGCAGAACTTGAAAAAAATATAGATGGTAGTAAAAGTATAGGTAAAATTATAAAACCAAAATAATGAAAGTTATAGAAAATTTTTTAGATCAGAGTGATTTTTTAAATTTAGAAAATTATTTATTAGAAAAAGAAATTCCATGGTATTATAGAGGTAGCACTGAATATACTGATCAAATTCCATATTTTTCACATTCTTTTTTTAATGAAGATAGAATAAATTCTAATTCTTTTGATTTAATTAAACCTATATTAAATAAATTAAATTATTCTTCTATAATTCAAGTAAGAGCTAATTTATTTTTACAAAATGAAAATCCAGTAAGAACTGGTTGGCATATAGACTACCCTTATAAAAACTTTAAAACTGCTATATTATATATTAATGAATCAAATGGACCTACTGTTTTAAAAGATAAAAATTTAAAAGTTTTTCCTAAAAAAAATAAAATATTAATTATGGAAGGTGATACATACCATGCATTACATTTACAAACTGATACAAAAAGAAGAGTTGTGGTAAATTTAAACTACTATGAAAAAAATTAAACATGGATTGTATTTTAATATAAATTTAATTATAATATTAATATGAACTTATCTCGTAATTTTTCTTTACAAGAATTAATTAAATCAGACACTGCTGTCAGATTGGATATCAATAACAATCCTAACTCAGGGCAGATAGAAAAACTAAAAGCACTTTGTGAAAATATTTTGCAACCCGTCCGGGACCACTTCGGTAGAGTAAAGGTAACGTCAGGGTTCCGTAGCGAGCAGCTGTGCCTAAAGATAGGTAGCTCTGTAAATTCACAGCATGCAAAAGCTGAGGCCGCAGACTTTGAATGTATTGGAACTGACAATGCTGAATTAGCTGATTGGATTTATGCAAACCTGGAATTTGATCAATTGATCCTCGAGTTCTACACGCCAGGCGAACCAAACTCAGGATGGGTACATTGTAGTTACACTACGGACAAACCTAGAAAACAATTTTTGTGGGCATACAAATCAGAAGGTAAAACAAAGTACAAACCAATAATAGGAAAGGCTAAGGATTTAGTATAATGGCAATAGGACGAGGACAAATATCTGCACAAATAGATGGTAAGTTAAGAGGTGCTAGAGGTGAAAAAAAGAAAAAACTACAAGTTAAAAAGAAACCCAACAGCAAAAAGTCTAAGGTCTTCAAAGTTTAGTCAAAAAGTGATACAATCAGATAAGTTGTACAACCGCAAAAAGGAGAAGCTTTACACTCTCAAAGCGGCCGCTAAAAAGGAGATATAAATGGCTACATCAGGAACTACTAGTTTTAACCTGAATATTGATGAAGTTATTGATGAAGGTTATGAAAGATGTGGTCTTAGTACCACTTCTGGTTATGACATGCGTTCAGCTAGAAGAAGTTTAGATTTATTATTTGCTGAATGGGGTAACAGAGGTATTCATCTTTGGAAAACAGAATTAAATGAAATACCTTTAGTTGCGGGGCAGGCGGAATACACAGTTGATTCAGATGTTAATGATGTGCTTGAAGCTTACGTATCATCAACTGCAGCAGCATCAAATAATGCAAATACACAAGATGTTTCCATAACTAAAATAGACAGATCAGCATACGCTGCGTTACCTAATAAATTAGCTACTGGACAACCATCACAATATTATGTTGATAGACAAACAACACCTAAAATATATTTATATCAAGCACCAGATTTAAACACTTATAATACTTTAAAATTTTATGTAATTAAAAGAATTGAAGATGCAGGTGCATATACAAATGATGCAGATGTTGCATACAGATTTTTACCATGCATGTGTGCAGGATTAGCTTATTATATATCTATGAAAAAAGCTCCGCAGCTTGTACAGCAAAATAAATTAATTTATGAGGATGAATTGAAAAGAGCATTAGATGAAGATGGTCAAAGAGCATCAACATTTATTACTCCACAATCTTTTTATCCTAATGGAGTTTAATTATGCCAAAATGGGCAACAGGTAAAAGTTCTTTAGCTATATCTGATAGGTCAGGTATGGCATTTCCATATAATGAAATGGTTAAAGAATGGAATGGGTCTTTAGTGCATTATTCTGAGTTTGAACCTAAGCACCCACAAATCAGAAGAAAACGTGTTGTAGCTGATGCTATTGCTTTACAAAATACAAGACCACAAAGATTTCAACAACCTACTGATAGAAGTGGTGTTGAAGCAGACTCAGGCGGGGCTTCAGTTGGTGTTGCTAATTTAACATTACCAGGAGACTTTGCGTATGATAATAAAGGGACTTCAGCTATGATTCCAGCTGATCCATCATTACAAAATAGAAGAAGACAATTATCTATTCAAATTAAATCAGTAACAGTGAGTATTACATAATGGCAATCACACATTCAGCATTCTTAACACAAGTGAGAGACTATACAGAAGTTGGAAGTACAGTTTTAACAGATCAAATTATACAAGATTTTATAAGATCAGTAGAATTAGATATTGCAGGTAAAGTTGATTATGACGACCTTAGAAAGTATTCAACATCTACATTTACAAGTGGTAATAGATATGTAAGCTTACCTGCAGATTTAACTATTATGAGATCTGTCCAAGTAATCGATGGATCAACAAGAACATTTTTAGAGAGAAGAGATACAAGTTTTATTTCTGAATATAATAACAATGCTGCAACAGGTCTTCCTAAATATTGGGCTAATTGGGATGATTTTAATATTCTTGTAGCACCTATACCAGATTCTGCATATACTGTACAAATCAACTATATTACAGATCCACCAGAATTTACATCAACTAACAATACATTTTTATCTACTTATCAAGAATCAATGTTGTTACATGGTGTATTAGCTGAGGCTTTTAGATTTTTAAAAGGTCCTATGGATATGTACAAACTGTACGAAACAAAGTACAATGAAGAAGTACAGAATTTTGCTCTTCAACAAATGGGGAGAAGAAGACGTGCAGAATACGATGATGGGGTACCAAGAATTAAGATACCTTCACCATCACCAAATACGTAATTTTAAAGGAGAACAATTATGGCTATTACAACTAATGCAATTTGCAATTCATTCAAAAAGCAATTGTTAGGTGGTGAGCATGATTTTGATAGTGGAGGAGATACATTTAAATTAGCTATGTATACTTCTGCTGCAGCTATCGGTGCATCAACTACTAACTATTCATCAACATCTGAAGTATCTTCACCAGCAGGTTACACTGCGGGTGGTAAAGCTTTAGTAAACCAAGGTGTTAAAGTATCGTCTGCTATCGCTATTACTAGCTTTGCTAACTTATCTTTCACTGGTGTTACACTAACAGCTAAAGGTGCTTTAATTTACAACTCAACAACTGATGGTGGTACAGGTACTACTGAAGCAGTTGCTGTGTTAGATTTCGGTGGAGACAAGACTGCAACATCTGGAACATTTACAATCCAGTTCCCTGCATTCACAACTTCTGCTGCAATCTTAAGAATTGCATAATTAAGGAAATAAAATGATATGGCCACTGGATGGGGTAATAAGACATGGGGAGCAGCAGAATGGGGAGACCTATCTGATGAATCCGTCTCAGTCAGTGGCATATCAGCAACCACATCAATAGGAACATCATCAACTCAAGCTAATGCTGATGTTGATGTAACTGGTTCACAACTCACATTTACAAACGCAGGAGCCGTTGCAGGTTCTTCTGTTTCATTTTCAGTTTCAGGTATTCAAGCAAATCTTTCAATTGGAGAGGAAGATATTGCTAGAGGTATTCAACAAGATGTAACTGGTTCACAATTAACTACAACACCAGGCGCTGTTACTATTGATGATCAATTTTTAATCGGTGCAGGATGGGGTAGAGATGCTTGGGGATCAATGGTTTGGGGAGATGCTTACTCTGCTCAAACAGGATCTGTATCAGCTACAATATCTGTAGGTGCAGTTGCTGAAATTACAGCAGGTGCTAGCGCAAGTCTAACAGGACAAGAATTAACATTAACTCCAGGTCAAATTACAATGACTGGAGATGCAAATGTAGATGTAACTGGAATACAAGCAACACTATCAGTAGGTCAAATTCAAGGATTATCAGTAGTCGGTAGTCAAATGACTATCTCTGTTAGACCTGTAGATATTGAGGCAGGTGGTAATGTAACTGTAAATGTTATTGACGATAATTTAGATACAGAAATTGGACAAGTAACTTTTGATATTGGAGTTACAGCAGCAACCACTGGAGTAGAACTTACTTCATCTATTGGTGATGAAACAGTTACAGGTACTGCAAATGTTGATGTTACAGGACAAGTGCTTACAAGCTCTATAGGAGATGAGACTGTTGTAGCTGATGGAAATGTGTCTGTTACAGGTATTGAATTAACAAGCTCTATTGGAGAGGAGACAGTTACTGCAGACGCAAATGTAACGGTTACAGGTATTGAATTAACAAGCTCTATTGGAGAAGTAGAACAGAACACTATATACGATGTAACAGGTGTTGAAATGACCTTATTTTTAGGGGAAGAAACAACTGTTGCTAATGCAGATGTGGATGTTACAGGCATAGAATTGACTAGTTCAATAGGAAGTACTAATATCACATCATGGCAAGAGGTTGATCCTGGCGTAACTAATGTATGGACAGAGGTTGATTTAGCTGCATGATTAAGGTAATATTATAATTATTTAGGAGACAAAATTTATGGCATCTAGTTATTCAACAGATCTTAAACTCGAACTAATGGCCACTGGCGAAAACGCTGGTACATGGGGAGAAAATACTAATAACAACTTAAATTTAATTCAACAAGCGATTGCAGGTTATGAATCTGTAACAATTACAGATTCAGCGACTACTGCTTTAGTTATGTCTGACGCTGCATTGTCAAATGCACGTAACATGATTATTAAGTTTGCAACTATAACTTTAACAGGTGCAACTACTGTAACAATTCCAGATGGAATTGAAAAATTTTATATATTCGATTGTAGTGCTATCACTGATGCACAAAATCTTACAATCAAAACTGCTAGTGGTACTGGTTTTTCTCCAACTACTGCTGGAGCTGCAAGTCCAAAAATTTTTGCAGCTTATTCAGATGGAACTAATATCACAGAAATTTCTTTAAACACTTTAGGCGGAACTATTGCTACAGCTCAAATTGAAGCCGCAGCGATTACAACTGCATTAATTTCTGACAACGCAGTGACTACTGGAAAGATTTCAAATTTAAATGTTACTGAAGCAAAACTTGCTGCATCCGCTGTGACTGCAGATAAAATTGCTCAGTCTACAATTACACAAGCCAAACTTGCTGCAAACTCTGTTGGAGCAAATCAATTAATTTCAACTGGTGTTACTGCTGCAGAATATACTTCAGCTACAATTACAGTAGATGCTGATGGAAGAATTACAGCAGCTGCTTCAGGATCAGCAGGCGGCGGAGCTTATAATTTTAAAGAATTTCGAAAAGGACCTGGTTCAGGAAGTATCACTGTTAACCCAGCTGCAAATGTAGTTGGCGCTTACATTGTCTCTGGAGGAGGAGGCGGTGGCGGTGGTGAAGGAGGAAATGGTCCTAACTCAGGCGCTGGCGGAAATGGTGGAGCGGGTGTTTTTGCTTACTTCTTCGGACCTGCAACGGGCGGAGCGACTTTACCTTATTCAGCAGGAGGAGCTGGGAGTGGAGGAGGATTGTCTTCACCAGGTAACCCAGGAGGATCTTCTAGTGTAACAAATATAGGAACTGCAAACGCTGGAAACGCTGGTAATGGATCAAATGGCTATGCTTCACCAGGTAATCCAGGTAATCCAGGAACTGCGCCAGGAGCATTGACAATAAGCAATAATGCTCCTAATGGTTATTTGGTAAACTTTACTACTGCTACTGGTGGAGGAAGAGGACAAGGTGGACCGGGAACTAATCCACAGCCAGGTAATCCAGGTGGCGTTGGGTTTGTAGCTATATATGATAATTCAGGAGCGTAAAAATGGCTAGATATATTTCATATAAAACTGTTGAAGGTGGTTTCACACACATAATTAAAGTGCATTCTTCAGATGCAAGTAAAACATTATGGGATACTTTAGTGCCTGATTTAAATTTTAAAACTATAAATGAAGATGAATTTAAAAAATTAAAATATCTTCATCCATATTCAATTGATGAAAATAATAATTTAGTTTTTAAAACACCACCTGAAGGTCAAAGTTTTACTAGAAATGTTACTCAATATACAGTAGAGAAAAACTTGGATAAGCATATAAAAGATGCTGAACATTTTGCAAGAGCGCATGATAATCCAATAGTTTCACCAGTAATCACGCAAGAGTATATTAATTCTTTAAAAGCAATTGATACAAATGCAATCACTTGGCCAGTAAACTGTCTCAATTGGGTAGAAGCATTAGAATTAAACTCACATTCACTTGATAGTGTCCTAGAAGTATAGTAATACATTCTCATATGTATGAGAATATAATAGAGTTTTCTTGCCAAGAAGATTACTTTGAATTAGGTGAAGATTACCCTGTAGCTGCTAAAGTAAATATTCCAGAATGGTTTAAAGAACTTAATCATTCTATTGAAAATAAAACAGTAAAAGGATGTATGCCTTTTTTAGATGCTTTAACCGCTGGGTATATTTTAAAAATGCCTCAAGATTTTGCTATAAAACATAACATTGAACATGAGGGTCAAAGAGCTGTATGGCAAAAACCTTCAGCAGCAGATGATGATATTTCAATTATAAATTGTTTGAATATTAACAACAGAGGTATTCAAATACATAATAGAGAACAATTAGGTGAATGTCCGTACAATGAACAAAATAAAAATTTACCTTATCATAAAATTTTAAATCCATGGTTTATAAAAACACCACCTGGATATTCTTGTTTATTTTTGCCATTGTTAAATAATGGGGATGATAGATTTTTTCCTATAGCGGGCATTGTTGATACAGATACTTTTAATACTGAAATAAATTTTCCAATAGTTATAAACGGTTATAAATACCCTGTATTAGATACGGTCATAAAAAAAGGCACACCTTATGTTCAAGTAATTCCATTTAAAAGAGAATCATGGAAAATGAAAGTTTCTAAAAAAACCACAAAAGAAATAGTAGCCAATAGAATGAACTTTATGTTAAAACTAATTCATAATTATAAAACACGTTTTTGGAATAAAAAATCATGGAAGTAAAAAATTTTATTAAAGTGTATGATAATGTGCTACCACCTAGTTTAGTTTCTGCTATAATAAGATGGTCTAATAAAAATAATTTTACTAAAGCTGGGTTAGCAACTAAAGAAACTGAAGATCGAAAAATAGTTGAAGAAAGCGTTAGAAAAACAAAAGAACTTGCTTTAACGCGATGTTCAGACTCTTTAACAAATGTTCATTACGCTCAAGTTTTAGGACATATGTTTTATGAATATTTACGTAAATACAAAGAAGATCTTAATCTTTACGATTTTGTTTTAGAAAGATTAGAAAATATAAATATTTTAAAATATGAAGAAGGTGGTTTTTATAAATGGCATACCGATCATTCTGGAACAATTTTTCCTAGAACTATAAGTATGATTCTATTATTAAATAATGATTATGAAGGTGGCCAATTAATGTTTTCTGATGCTGATAATAAAAATCAAATAGCTTTAGAAACAAAAGTTGGAAGATTAGTTGTTTGGCCAAGTAATTTTATGTTTCCTCATAGCGTGAGTAAAGTTACAAAAGGAACAAGATATTCAATTGTAGCGTGGGCAGTATGATAAGAAAAGATTTTAAATATAAAAAAATAAAAAATTTTATTTCAAAAGATGAAGTAGAACTTTTAACTAATTACAGTATTATAAAACACAGAGCAAATACTAAAGATTTTGATTTTGAACAAAATCCTGTAGGAGATACTTTTTTATCATATGACGCTGCTGCTGAAGCTCTTTTATTTAAAAAAAAACTATTTATGGAAAAAGAAACTGGGTTAGAACTTTTACCAACTTATGCTTTTTGGAGACTTTATACTTACACAGCAGATTTAAAAGATCATACAGATAGACCATCTTGTGAAATTAGTGTCACAGTAATGATTGGAAGTGATGGCACTCCTTGGCCAATTTATATGGGGGATACTCCTGTAGAATTAGAACCAGGAGATGCTTGTATTTATTTAGGTTGTGAGATTAATCATAGAAGAGAAGAATTTCAAGGTGATTGGCATTCGCAAGTTTTTTTACATTACGTAGATAAAAATGGTCCTCATGCAGACAAAAAATTTGATGGTCGTCCAATAATATTATAATATAACTTATGCAATTTATACAAAAAAAATCAGATGGTTCTCTTAGGATTAAATTTTCTTGGAGAGAAAGATTTCTTCTTTTTTTCAAAGGTAGCTTATATTTAGATTCAATTGGTTTAAGACATTTTTCTAATCATTTAGTTAAAATTATTTCAGAATGGAACATAAATTTCAATGAAGATATAAAGAATACTCTTACATCTGAGGAGGATTCTGTACAAGGCAAGTAATATTAGGTATAATACCTTATGCCTTTAACAAATGTACAAATTAGACCAGGTTTTAACAAACAAGTAACTGCAACAGGCGCTGAAGGACAGTGGACTGATGGAGATTTTGTTAGATTTAGATATAGTTTACCTGAAAAAATAGGTGGTTGGCAACAAATTACAGATCAAACATTAGTTGGTGCTGTAAGAGAGCAACTTGTTTGGGCTGACTTAGATGGTAGAAAATATGCAGCACTAGGAACTAACAGAGGCTTATTCATTTATTATGAAGGTGCTTTTTATGATATTACCCCTTTAGATACAGCTATTACAGGAATTACTTTTGATACAACAAATACTTCAGCAACTGTTACCGTAAATAAAGTTTCACATGGTTTGGTCGCAGGAGATTTATTCAAATTTACTTCAGTAACTCCTCCAGTAGGCGCAGGTTTTGTTGCTGCTGATTTTGAAACAAACACCTTTCAAGTTGTTACTGCTGCAATAGACACTTTTACAATTACTATGGCAAGTGCTGCCACAGCGACCACCTCTGCGAGTGGTGCAGCTACTATTAATCCATATGTAAAAGTAGGACCCTTAAATCAAAGCGCAGGATATGGTTGGGGAACATCTTCATGGGGTGGAGCTACTGGGGTTGTAAGCACTTTAAATGGAGCTTTGTTAGATGATACCAACGGTACTGGAGGTGTGGGAACTTCAATCACACTTTCTTCAGTTACAGGATTTCCAACATCAGGTACAATAAAAGTTGGAGCTGAATTTATTTCATACACAGGAATATCCGGCAATAATTTAACAAATATTACAAGAGATGTAGCGGGCACAAGATCTGCTCATGCAGACGGATCTTCTGTTGAAGTTTACACAGCTTGGGGTTCAGCATCTATCACAAGTTCAGTAATCTTAGATCCTGCTTCATGGTCTTTAGATCATTTTGGACAAAAGCTTATTGCAACAATTAAAAATGGAAAAACATTTGAATGGAATCCATTAGGAGCTAACCCTACGGCACTTACTACAAGAGCGACTGCTGTAACAAATGCCCCAACAAAATCGGTTATGTCTATCGTATCTGAAAGAGATAGACATCTAATTGTTCTTGGAACAGAAACCAGTATTGGAAATGTCGGTACTCAAGATAAAATGTTTATCAGATTCAGTGATCAAGAAGATATATCTGATTATACACCTACGTCAATTAATACTGCTGGAACTTTTAGATTAGATTCTGGTGTTAAAATTATAGGTGCAGCCAAAGCAAAAGATTATATATTAATACTAACTGACACTTCTGCATATGTAATGCAATTTGTTGGACCCCCTTTTACTTTCTCAATAAGACAAGTAGGAAGCAACTGTGGTTTAATGGGACAACATGCATTGAAATACGTTAATGGAAAAGTTTTTTGGATGGGTCAAGCAGGTGGTTTTTTTGTATTTGATGGTACTGTAAAATCATTACCATGTTTAGTGGAAGATTTTGTATTTACAAGTAAAGGGGATAACCTTGGAATAAATTACACTGCAGGGGAGCAAGTGTATTCTGGACTTAATCATTTGTATGAAGAAATTAGTTGGTTTTATCCTAAAAACGGTTCTTCTAACATAGATAGAGTTGTGACATATAATTACACAGAAAATACTTGGACAACAGGAACCTTAGATAGAACATCTTGGCATGATTCAACATTGTATGACAATCCATACGCAACAAAGTTCAACGGATCAGGGACACCGAGCTTTCCAACAATACAAGGAGTGACAACGGCTAACGGTGCAACAACATACTATGCACATGAAATTGGTAACAATGAAGTAGACTCTGCAGGTAACAAAACAGCAATAACTGCGTTCATACAATCAGGAGATTTTGATTTGGCTATAGAAGGTGATGGTCAAATGTTTATGTCTATGAGAAGATTTATACCTGATTTTAAATTATTAACTGGCAACGCTGAAGTGACAATCAAACTAAGAGACTATCCAACAGATGCTGCAGTGTCTTCACCATTGGGTCCATTTACAATAACAAGCTCTACCGATAAAGTAGATACACGTGCAAGATCAAGGTTTGCTAGTTTAAGAATTGCAAATACCTCAACCGATGAAAATTGGAGATTCGGAACATTTAGAGCAGACATACAACCAGATGGAATGAGATAATGGCTAAAGTAGATATTAATATCCCAGAACCAACACCTACTTATACTGAGGAAAACCAAAGACAGATAGCTCAGTCATTAAGAACATTAAAAGATAAATTAAATACTTCTTTTCAAGAAGAATTAAAACAAGAAGTCGAAAGAGTTTCTTGGTATACAATGAGGTAGTATGAGTTGTAATAATGTAAATCCAATAACAGGTGGTAGCACTGTTGATGATATTCCTTTTTACCTAGCCGTACAGCAAGGAAAAGTTCCTGGTTATACAATGGTTAATAAGTTTGGATATAGTTCTAGTATTGGTTCAGGAGCTTTTGAAACTATTTGGGAAACAGGAAATGACTATCCTTGGCAATCTACGGCTGTTACTGTTGATGTTGTTAGTGATGATGCTAATGATGATGTAGCAGGAACTGGTGCTAGAACTTTGAAGATACAAGGGTTGGATAGTTCTTATAATTTTGCTGAAGAGACTGTTGATATGGATGGGACAACCACAGTTACAACTACTCAAACTTTTTTAAGAGTATTTAGAATGTCTGTAGAAACAGCAGGAACGTCTGGAAATAATGAAGGGACCATTACTGTAACTTATACAGGTGGATCTGATGTTGCTGCAACTATATCGGAAGGTAATGGACAGACACTAATGACATTATATACAATACCTGCAGGCTATACTGGTTATTTATTATCAATGAATATATCATCTGGTAAAGACCAAGAAATGCAATTTAAATTTATACAAAGACAAAATGAAATTAGTAATGGAGCTTTTCAAACAAAACAATTTTTAGATGTTAGAGGTGGTCAAACAACAGTTATATTTAATGCAATCAACGTGATACCAGAAAAAAGTGATATTTATATATCAGGTAAAGCAAGTTCTACTTCTTCTGCTTCTGCTTCATTTGATTTATTATTAGTACAGGATGGATATTAATGGCTAATATTTATAAAAACGCATTCTATGATCCTGATACTACTGCAGCAGTGACAGTATATACGTCCCCATCTAACTCACGTGCTATTATACAAAACATACAAGTTACAAACGAATCTGGATCAAAAGTATTGAAGGCAAGTATTACTGATGCAACAAATACATCGACAATACAAATAGCTTATGCATCTATATCTGGACCAACTATTTGCAACATAGCTAAAGGACCTATTATACTCGAAGAGAGTGACACATTAAATATTGAATGTAACACTACCAATTCAGTCTCAGCTGTGGTATCTATTTTAGAAATAAATAGATCAGATCAAAATGGCTAAACAAAAATTTACACATTACGTACCCAGACCAAAACCTAAGAAACGTCCAGGTCGTCATAAAAAATCATTATCAAAATCAGAAAAAAGAGATCATAAAAAATATAATCGACAAGGTAGATAGTGGATTTACTTAAGTTAGAAAAAATAATTAAAGAGCATAAAATTAATTTAAAAGAAAAAGATGTTTTAGACTTTTTAAAAATAAAACATAGATGGCCTTTTAGATATTTAGGGGGACAACCTTCTGTTGAAATAATAGCTAATAATAGTTTTTTAGAATCTAGTCACTTCTTTGGAATTGATAATTATTTAAATTATGAGAGTTGGAAATATTTTTACGATTTAGGTTTTACAACAATAATATCAAATACATTAGACTTAAATGATGAGCTTAGAGAATTGAATAAAAAACTTACTGATGAAACAGGCTTGAGAATAAATTGTAATATGTATTTTTCTAAGCCTGGTAAACTACCAAGTTTTCCATACCATAAACACGAATATGATGTCATAGTTAAACAAATTTATGGATCTTCAGAATGGAGATTGGACGATAAATATTTTACACTAACACCTGAAAGCACTTGTATTATTCCTAAAAATACGTTACACCAAGTGTTAAGTAAAAATGAAAATAAATTATCTTTAACAATAAATATACAATGAGTGATTTAATTAAATTACCTGCTGAAGCCAAAGAAATTATTAGAAACAAAAGAACTAATAAAATCTATGCGTCTAAAGATGAGTTTCAAGCTGATGTGTTAGATCCTAAAACAGATACAACTGAAGAGGATTTTGCACAGGACTTAGAAATTAAAGTGACGAGAGTTTCAATGGGTGCTAAAACAAAAAAATAATGATAAGTAAGTTTTATTACTTAGGACCATTATTATTCCATATCGAAGTAGAAGAAAAAGAGCTTACCGAAATAAATAAACTTTGCCATAAAAACGAAAATTTAAATTTTAGGAAAAGTTTAGCAGGACATATTGAGGATGAGTTTAAAATTGATTGTAAAAAACTTGAATTTATTTTAGATAAATACTTAAATAATTATAAAAATTCCTTTCTTAATTTTTACGGAATTGGTATAGATTTTTATATTAATAATGCTTGGGTTAATTTTATGAAAGCAGGTGAATATAATCCAGTTCACACTCATGATAATTGTAGTTTATCTGCTGTATTGTTTTTATCTATGCCGGAAGAAATAAAAAAAGAAAATATGAATTTTAAAGGAAATAAAAATGCAAACAATGATGCTGGCCCAGGAGCCCTTCAATTTATTACTTCAGCTCCTAGAGAAAAATTTATAACAGAAAAAAATTTTTTTCCAAAAAAAGGAGACCTATTTATATTTCCACACAATTTACCTCATTTTGTTGCGCCTTTTAAATCAAAGGTTGAAAGAATTTCTGTAGCTTTTAATATGAAGGAGAAAACATAATGCAGCCAAGAGGTGCTACTGAAATACAAATGGAAATGCTGCATAAGCATGTTCCGAAAGAATTATTAGACCAAGTACAAATATGTACATCCGTACCTGGTAAAGTTCCAATCGATCCAAATAAAATAAACATTCTTTGGCAAAAAAATTCATACGATCAACCAAACCTACAAGAGTTTTTTGGTAACAAAGTAAGACACAAAGAATATGATTGGTATGTATTCAATTCACATTGGAACTATGAAAAGTTTAGATACTTCTTTGATATACCAACAGATAGATCTATCGTAATTAAAAATGGTATTGAGTCTTTTCCACAAAGAAAAATATATAAAAAAGGTGACCCTATAAAATTAATACACCACTGTACTCCGTGGAGAGGTTTAAATGTATTGTTACGTGCAATGCAGGAAATTACTGATCCCAACATCACGTTAGATGTTTATTCATCCACACAAGTTTATGGTAATCAATTTAAACAACAAAATGATGATCAATTCAAACCTTTGTATGAACAAGCTGAGAAACTACCAAATGTAAATTATATTGGTTATAAACCAAACGAATACATAAGAGAGGTAATGCCAAGCTACGATATGTTTGTGTATCCAAGTACGTTTGAAGAAACATCCTGTGTATCTGCTCTTGAAGCTTTAGCATCTGGTGTACATGTTATTACCAATAACTATGGTGCATTATATGAAACCTGTGCGGAATGGCCTGTATATATAAATTACACAGAAGACTTTGAGCAAATGGCAAGAGGAACTGCGGAGGCTATTAAGGTTGCAGCAAGTTATTTACACGAGGCCTTTATACAAGATCACTTGGAGCAGCAACAATTATTCTATAAAAGATTTTATAGTTGGAATAAAAAAGGAATGGAATGGGAAAGCTTTTTAAGAGGAGCTATCAATGAGCGAAAATAAAATTTCAA